TCTGGGCCATAATTAGGCAAACAAATCACAAGATAGCCAAAATCTGATGCACCTAAAATATTTATATTTGCAGGTGGATGTTGTAGTACATACACAAATTTTTCTTCAGGGTTGTTTTTTTTAAAGTCTAAAAACTCTGCTAAAGAATTTGGTTTATATAATTCAAAAATTTTATTCTTCATTCTATTATGCTCTTGACATCTTATATAGTAGTGTTTATATACTTGTCAAGTAGAAAGAATATGAATTATAAATTTAAGACGACACCCTATAAGCATCAGCTTACTGCATTAAAAAAATCAGTAGATGAAAAAGAGTATGCATACTTTATGGAGATGGGTACAGGTAAATCTAAAGTATTAGTTGATAATATGGCTATGCTTTATGATAAAGGTAAAATAAATGGTGCACTGATTATAGCACCTAAAGGTGTATATAGAACTTGGTTAGAGCAAGAAATACCCAATCATTTAGTTGACCATATAAAACCCAAAATGGTACTATGGACTGCTTTAACATCAAAAACAAAGGATAAAGAGTATCAACAATTATTTAAACCTGACTATGACCTTCACATCCTTATTATGAATGTTGAGGCATTTAGTACAAAAAAAGGTGCTGAATTTGCATATAAATTTTTAAGTAGTCATAAAACCCTTATGGCTGTCGATGAGTCTACAACTATTAAAACCCCTACAGCAAAAAGAACTAAAACAATTATTACACTAGGTAAGCATGCAACCTATAAGCGTATTCTTACAGGTTCTCCTGTAACTAAATCTCCATTAGATTTATATAGTCAGTGTGCTTTTTTAAGTGAAGACTTATTAAACCATGCATCTTATTACTCATTTAGAAATAGATATGCACATATGGTAGATAGAAATTTTGGTGGTAGAAGAGTACAAATTGTAGGTAGTTATAAAAGACTTGATGAACTAGAAGAAATACTTAAAGATTTTTCTTATAGAGTACAAAAAAAAGATTGTTTAGATTTACCTAAAAAAATATTTATTAACAGAACGATTGATTTAACTCCTGAACAAAGCAAAGCGTATGATACAATGAAATCCGCGGCCCTCGCTCTACTAAAAGGTAAAATTACTACTGCACCACACACACTTACACAACTCATGAGATTACATCAAATTACTTGTGGTCATCTAAAATCTGACGACGGTCAAATAACTAATTTAAAACACAATAGAATAGAAGAATTACTAGATGTTATGAATGAGATGGAAGGTAAAGTTATTATATGGGCTAATTATATTCATGATATAGAAGAAATAGTTAAAGCCATAAAGAAAAAACATGGAGAAGATTCTATTGTTCAATACTATGGTGCTATTTCACCTGACGACAGACAAAAAGCTATTAAACAATTTCAAAACCCTAAATCTCCTGTTAAATATTTTGTAGGTAATACTCAAACTGGTGGTTATGGTATTACACTCACAGCTGCAAGCAATGTTATTTATTACTCTAACAGTTATGATTTAGAGAAAAGACTACAATCAGAGGACAGAGCGCATAGAATAGGTCAACACAAACCAGTTACTTATGTAGATCTTATTGCTCCCAAGACTGTGGATGAGAAAATAATAAAAGCTTTAAGAAATAAAATTAATATTGCATCTGAAATTATGGGTGATACTCTAGATGCTTGGATATGAAATACCCTTACTACATAAGAATGGCTATATTGTTGTGCATTGGTGCATTTGCACCAATAATGATTCATCATATAGTTTATAAACTATGGGACGTAAGTGTACTTCGTGCAGCAGAAATAACTTTTATATTATGTATTCCAATCGCTTATTGGATGGCAAGCAAAATTAATGAGAGATGGCACGACGATAGAGAATGAAACCTATAATGATAACATTGCTTTATCTCACCTTTGGTGGAGATATAAAATTAGATAGTTTTGAAATACAAGATAGTTGCAGCAGTTGGTTTCATTCCAATATCACTACTGTTGAAAAGAAAAAGAAAACATTTATGAGTAATCATTATTATCACACTTATAAGGGTAAAAAGGTTATAGGTTATATTTGTGGAGGAGATGAACCACAATGAGATTTACAGATCTATTAATCCCGTTTCTCTGTTTAAATATTTGTATTCTATTTTATGTATATCAAAATCTTTCATAATTTTACTACAAATATCATTAGGACTAAAATCACCACAACTATAAACATCTAATTGCATTAACGCAGGTTTAGGTTCGTCCCAAATGTGCATAGCAATGTGAGAAGTTTCAATTATTGCGATTGCGGTAATACCTCTATTACCAGGCATCGAGCAATACTTAACATAAGGACCCATAAATACTTTCATATTTATAGATTCTATAAATTCTCTCATCCAATGTTGTAATTGTTCTTCGTCTGTTGGTGG